CCCCTCTTTCACGTTCCAATTTTGGAGAATCCTCGTGAAGCATCTTTCTATTTCGACTGATCGCTCGTGCACTTACGTGCTCGATGCATCAATGTCCTTCACTAGTGAGGTTTACCTCGCTGTGATGGAGTCCTTGATGCTTCTTATGGGTGTTAAAAGCCCTGACGATCTGACGACTGAAGAAGATGCAACACTTAGATCCTTCCATTCTTGGTTTACCAAGTGTAGACTCTGGGTTCTGGGAACAGTTAATGTCCCTCTTGAACCTGCTTTTACTTACTATTCGCTCCGTGATGGATTTTCTTTAATCTGTCTCTTTGCGGATAATGAAGGAAAGCTTGTCTATTCTTGGAACGGTAAGAGATGAGATTCCCGTTCTGGTACGGTTCAGAGGGAATCCCTCCTTTGATAACCATACCTAGTAGAGATTGACATGTCCAACCCTGTTATCCAACTTCCTTGGCTTTCCGATAGTAAGCAGCACACTATGCCAAATGGCGGTATTGTGCGGCATTACAACTATTTTAAAGGTCGCTATACTCAATCGAAACCTTATAATTTGGAGCTTAGATACTCAAACGGCGAGGGTTACCTCGACTATGAGCAATACTATCCTCCATCTCTTAAGTGGTCGCAGAGTACAGGGAACTATAATTTAGGTGGAACGGCCGGAAGTAGATATCAAGCCGACTCCAGACCGAGCACGCCTGATTTTACTCACTTGTGGAATAAGTCTTACGACAAACTCCGCGAGAAAATCCAGACGAGTTCTTCCTGGGGTGTCAATCTGGCTGAATGGCACCAAGTCGATGACATGGTTGCTTCTTCAGCAGGGCGCCTTACAGAATGTGCAAGAAGGGTGCGCCGACACGATTTCCTTGGAGCTGCCCGTGCGCTTGGCGGTATCCGCAAGCCAACAGGTGTTTCCAAGGCAAAGGGTTTCGGTGATAACTTCTTGATGTACCACTTCGGGATTGAGCCTTTAATGGCTGATATCCGAGATGGTATAGCGGGCCTCATCAACCCGGTAAAAACATTCTCGCTGTGTAAAGGTGCCTCTGGTGACAAAGGCTCTCATATATATCCAGCACCGCCGTGGGTTCCCCCCGGCGACTGGCATTATGAAGGCTTTGAAACCTATGAGGTCCTTGTGTTTCAAGGGTGTCGGGTTCGTGGGATTTCTGATCCTACGATCCACACGCTTGAACAGCTAGGTCTGAGCAATCCGCTCAGCATAGCATGGGAGTTAATCCCATACAGCTTCGTGGTGGACTGGTTTGTGAATGTAGGCGATGTTTGCCGATCGTTCACCGACTATGGTGGCTTACTTCTCGAACGCCAGAACTGTGGTATGCTCATTCGCCAAACAGCTGTTTCGAAAGCCTATGAGGATTATCTAGGCAATCGTAACCTGTGGCATGAGCTTCACTGGCGCTGGCATGACTATCAGAGGTACCCTTGGCTTTCCTCTGTGAATCTCGAGATTAAGCGATTTAAGCCTCCCTCCTTGACTAGAGGTCTGACAGCTGTCAGCCTGCTCCTTCAGCATTTGAAGGGTTAGTCAAGTAATCAACCTGTCTCAAGGAGACGCTTTATGCCTTCCATGGCAAGTATTACCGTCAAGAAATATGACGGTACAACTGACATCGTGTTTGACGCTCTTGCGGGCGCACCCGGCGACGGGGGCGACGCGATTTGGCGCCAAGACACTGGTGCAGCTTCCGGCCTTCCGGTCGGATACCGTGCTACGTTCCGGCTGAAATCCAAGGACAACGGAAAGGGTACCGCACGCCAGCTTGTCTGGTCGTTCGTTCAACCCTATGCCGTACAGGACACGACTACGTCGCTGTACCAGTCCAAGGATTCCGTCGTGGCGTCCGGGATCATCACGCTCCCAAAGGGCATCCCGTCGAGTAACCTCAACGAGACTGTCCAAGTGCTGAACCTTTTGGCGTCGGCGCTCGTTAAGAGCTCCGTCGCCGCTGGTTACGCTCCTACGTAATCTACTTAGGAACGGAACAGCACATGTCGTATACCACTTCGGTGCGACTGATCAATCAGATTTTGATTGATCTCGATACACCCATCTCTCTTAGTGTTGCGATTAAGCTTCGCTATGGAGATATCGGTGGGATTATCGCAATGAGCGTAGATCCTCGTGACTACCTTGAGCCCGCTCGTTACTTCCGTGACGCCCAAGCCTTGGCTCTCTTTCAAAAGAGAGAGAAACTTGATTTGGGTGACCCTCTGGCGCGCCGTAAGGCTGCGATTCAGAAGTGGTGGGATGGTGAGCGGTTTTGCTTCAAGTCCAACGAGAGGCTTTCTCGATTCCACTACCCTCTGGATGGTGGCGATCGAGCGATCGGTGATTTCCTTTCATCGGTTAGGAGAAAAGTTCAGAGTTGGATTGGGGTCAGCCCGCCTAACCTTGATACAATCAAGGGTAGGTTCGGCCCAGGGGCCACGACATCGGATCGGGGACGTTTAACAACGGTACCTGATAAAATGTCTTCAACTCCCGAATTGACTCACGGTGCGTTTTGGTATATTCTACCCCATATGCAAAACATGTGGGGTCGAACCAATTCGAGCCGTGGAGTTGGTCTTTCATGGACACGTGGAAACGTGTACATGACGGTGCCTAAGAATGCCAAAATCGATAGAAGCATCGCGATCGAACCCTCGATCAACGTGTTTTATCAACTCGGTCTTGGTCGAGCTATGCGATCTCGTCTCGCCCTTAATACGGGCTGGGATCTTAATCGCGTAGCTGATCTCCATCGGAAACTTGCCCGTGAAGGGTCAGTTTCTGGGGAGTGGGCAACGATTGACCTCTCGAATGCTAGCGACACCCTGTGTTACGAGTTAGTCAAGCTCGTAATGCCCCACCGATGGTTTAAAGAGTTAGAGGCTCTAAGGAGCCCCTTTACTCTTATAGACGGTCGCTGGGTTAGGCTGGAGAAGTTCTCCAGCATGGGTAATGGTTATACTTTTGAGCTTGAAACGATCGTTTTTGCCGCTCTTATATCCGTTTTTATGGAGAAAGAGGGGCGGATCGGTGAACTTGGGCATGATGTCTTCGTTTTTGGCGATGACATTATTGTCCCTTGTGATCTTGCTCAGAGCGTCATAACCATGCTGGCTTTCTTTGGCTTTTCGACTAACCGAGAGAAGACTTTTGTCGCTGATTCTCACTTTCGTGAGAGCTGCGGTGGGGATTACTTCAAAGGTTTTGAAGTGAGACCCATCTTCTTTAGGAGAGACGAAAATGACCCCAGAAAGCTTGTCCCGTACATTAACCAAGTTCGCGATTTATATCGTAGGCTTGATTATTTCTCTGTACCTAATGATAGAGTTGGGTGGTACATCCTGTTGGATGTTCTCCCAGCTGATATCAAAGGGTGCAGGGGCCCTGAAGGCCTCGGGGACGCCGTCATACATGACGACGCCTCCAACTGGCGCTTCAAATGGAAGCACGGGATTAGATACTTCAGATCAGTGAAGGTAGTGCCTGACCGTTTACGGTGGCACCACTGGATCCCTGAAGTCCAGCTAGCTAGTGTCTGCTATGACGCTGGTGGATCGACG